TTCAGTTAGCTACGGCGGTAATGTCAGCCGCAGCTTGGCTCATGGCTAATTGGTGGATCCTTTTAGTCGTTGCGGCTTTATGGATTGCCATTACAGCTTTGCAGGCAATGGGCACAAAATGGGCTGATGTTGGAAGGGTTGCCGGACAGGTGCTTGGCTTTATCTATGCTACTGCCATGAACGTGTTTGTAACCCTTTGGAACGATGTTATTGCCCCGTTTGCTGAAATGTTCGCTAATGTGTTCAATAACCCCGTAAATGCCATTGTACAGCTGTTTTGGAGTATGTACGATACTATTTTAGGCATAGTGCAAGCGTGCGCACAGGCTATAGATGCGCTTTTGAACTCAAACATATCGGGAGCGATTGCAGGCTTTAGGGCAGAGGCAGGCAGAGCGGTAGACCAAGCCTATGCAACAGCCGTAAAAGTTGACCGGATGGAAACGGTAGATTATTCCGTCATGGATGATTTTGGGGCTGTCGGTGAGTCTCTTGGCAACAAACTTGACCATATGGATCTATCATTGCAGGGGCTTGCTGATGGCATAGGCGGCATTGATGCGTCAAACCTCAATATTTCGGATGCCCTTGGAAACAACGGCGGCGGCGGACAGGTCGGCAAGGTCGGATCAGTCGGCAAGATTGAAAGTGATGTAAAACTGTCTGATGAAGATCTGAAGATATACAGAGACTTGGCAGAAGCGAGATATATGAACAGGATTGAGCTAAAGACATTAGCGCCCAATGTCAAGGTTACCGTCCCCAAATCATCGAATCTTAACGCCACGGATGTAGCAAACGAAATAAAGGCAATGTTGATAGAACAGGCGGCAAGCCACACGGCAACAGCCCACGGATAAAGATATGAAAGTAAAACCAACAACTAAAATATGGCTGAAGTTTTTCGGTATAAAATTTAGGATCCCCGTCAATCCCAAAGATATAGAGGTGAAGCGGTCGGCGAACCCTGACGAATATGATATTGTTGGGAAGGGTCAGATCGCAATTCCTCAATATCCGAATTTAAGGACCTTCAAATTCAAGAGCTTTTTCCCGGGGGACTATGATGTGCCTTATGCGGTAAATTCTCAGCTTGACCTAAAAGGGTGCTGTGACCTTCTGAACAAAGCCATGAGCGAAGCAAAGGTTGGGAAGTTCGTCATACACAGACCATCGGGCTACAACGTAAGCACAAAAGTCATAGTAAGGAGCTTCACAACCACGGATACAGGCGGCGAACCTTTGGATTTAAGCTATTCGTTAGAATTAGAGGAATATATCCCATATAAAGCCGAAAAGGTTGTTATAAAAAACAAAAAAGACAAAAAGACAAAGAAAAAGACCAAAAAGAAAGCTGTGACGAAAAAACAGCGCTCCACAGAATCAACAAAGATACGTGTAGGGGTGAAAGTGGTTGTTAATGGGAAATATTGGTATACGTCAGCAGGCGCAAACCCGTCCGGGGATGCCAAAAACCTCAAAACAGAGATCAAACGGATAGTAAAAGGCGCTAAATATCCCTATTTGGTAGGTACATACGGCTGGACAAGCAAGGAAAATATACGGGTGACGTGATGGAGATAACAGTAACCAACGCCAAAACAAAAAAGACAGTGACGAAGAAATATGCGCCGATCTCTGCCGAATATGAAACAAACAGGATGGACGCACCGGGAAAGTTCACGTTTTCACTTGCCGAAAAGAAGGGCGTTGATATTGAGATGGGTTCATGTATCCGTGTAAAGGTAAACGGAAAACCATTTTTCAAAGGCTATGTATTCACTGCTGAAAGGACAGCAAACAAAAAAGTCAAGTATGTGGCATATGATCAGCTTCGCTATCTGAAAGCAAAAGCATCGTACACATTCAAGGCGGCTTCGCTCGAAGATATCATAACAAAGATTTCCAAAGATTTCGGGCTGAAGGTGGGAGAGCTGGCAAATACAGGGTATAAATTTCCTTCGCTGATAAAAGAGGAAGAGTCATGTCTTGATATCATATTTGATGCGCTCATGCAGACTACCATACAGACAGGTAAGATATTCATTTTTTATGATGATTATGGGAAACTTACCCTCACAGAAGCGAAAAAGCTGAAATGGAACAGGGTGATCGGGAGCAAGAACGAACTATCTGATTACACGTATAAGAGGGACATTGACAAGCAGACTTATAACAGGGTAAAGCTGATCAGACCCAACAAAGAAACAGGAAAAGCTGATACGTATGTGTATGAGGATACAGACCACATCAAGCAATGGGGGCTGTTGCAGTATTACGAGACAGTAGACGAAAACATGAACAAAGCCCAGATTGATGCTTTGTGCAAGACTTATCTGAAATACTACAACAAGATATGGCAGACCCTTACCCTCAAAAATATAATTGGACACGAAAAAATACGCGCCGGGTATATTATCCCTGTGAGGGTAGACGAAATTGATAGTGTTGACACATTGAGATTTTTCCTCGCTGAAAAGGTCACGCACAAATTCGACAACAATACACACATAATGAATATCGAAGTAAAGGATTTTAACGAGTTAGGGGTGTCTGATGGAACTGCTTGAGGTCTTAAATACAATCATACAGAGCAATACAGAAGCGCAGAAGCTGACGGATATCTGTATAGGCACGGTGACATCAAAAGAGCCGCTTGAGATTCAGATCAATCCCAACATGCCGCCCTTGCCCGAAGAGGCTTTGTTATTATGCGAAGCAGTCCGCGAGATTGAAGAAGATGTAACGATAACACCGGAATTTGCGGCAGAGCTTGAGACCGAAACGGAGATAATCGGAACGGTAAAAAGGGGCGTAGCATTAGAGCAAGGCGATAAAGTCATTATGTTGAGAGTATTGAAAGGTCAGCAGTTTATTGTACTGTCGAGGGTATAGGAGGTTTTATGGATATATTGCCAGAAGATATCGATCTTGACGATGTAGAGTTTGAAGAGCTGCCAACAAATACATTCTTAGTGGAAAAAGAACAGGTCGCAGGCATGAACGAGGGCATAGAAGCCATGAGGCAGGCTGTAGAGATCATGCTGACAACCGAAAGATACGATTATCAGATATATTCTGAAAACTTTGGAGTTGAGCTTGAGGATTTGGTGGGGGAAGATCCCGATTATATCAGGGCAACGTTCCCAGATCTTATAAGGGATGCTTTTTCTATAGATGAACGTATTTTAAGAGAAGAAAACTATAACTTTACAGTAACAGGTGACACAATGACAATCACGTTTGACGTGGTGACAGTTTTCGGCACGTTTTCAACAGGAGTTGAAATATGATAGATTTTTCAGAATACACAAAAGAATACATCGAAGAACAGATGCTTGATGAGGTGGATGACGATATTGATACCCGTGAGGGCTCCATGGTTCAGACTGCCGTGGCTCCGGGCGCGTGGTTTCTGGAGGGCTTGTATCTCACTCTTACGCAGTTGCAAAACAACGCATACTCACAGACCGCCGTGGGGCAGTATCTCGATTACATCACGGAAGGACGAGGCATATACCGAAAGGCGGCAACGCCTGCGGTAAGAGAGGGCACGTTTGATGCTCCCATACCTGCAGGATCATTGTTTCAGACATTAAACGGTGCTTCATCCGTAAATTTTATCTCGGGCGATGAGATTTCCCACACTGGTGATATATACGTTTACGAGCTGACGTGTCAGGAAGCCGGGATAATCGGAAACGCCTACACGGGACCCATCATACCGGTTACGGCCATAAACAATCTCACGCAGGCATCCATTGGGACCATCTTGACGGTGGGAACGGAAGAGGAAACGGACGATGCACTCCGGGCAAGGTACAACGAGTCCTTTGCGGTGCCTGCATTTGGCGGTAATATTTCCGGCTATCGTAACACAATACTCGCAATGGCTGGCGTGGGAATGGTGCAGATTTATCCCGCGTATAACGGCGGCGGAACTGTTCTTTGTTCCATTGTGGACACAGACTATGCTCCGGCTTCAAGTGCGCTTGTAAACACAGTGCAGGATTACATTGATCCTTTGAACAGCCAGAACACGCCAAATCCGAATGGGATAGGCTATTCCACCATAGGGGCATCCGTGACAATCACAACAGCGACCACATTAAGCGTTAATGTGGAATTTGATATAACAATGGCCACGGGGATATCGTTCGGACCCACTTACCAAAGCGCGATCGAAGATGCCATCGCAGATTATTTACACGAAGCGGCGGCAAGCTGGGGCGAGGCAATCATAAGCGATACTGTGGATTATAGTGTTTTGGTGTTCGTGGCTAAAATTATCGCAGCTATTCTTGCTGTGGAGGGAGTGGCCAATGTCACAAACTTAACTGTCAACGGCGGCACATCAGACCTTGTTTTAACGGAGACTTCTGCGCTGCAGCAGATCCCGGCATTGGGGACGGTGATTATTCATGAGTGATCTTTTGATGATGGTTCCGCAGTGGTTTCAAAGGGTTTTGGAATTTCCCGAGATTATGAAAGCGTGGGAATATGCCTTAGACCAGGTAGACGGGAATATTAAACAGTTGTGGGACAATCAATACATACAGACGTGCGATGAGCCTACGTTGGCGCTGTATGAAAAGCTCCTTGGTATCGTACCAAGCGGCACAGACACGTTAGAGTACAGACGTGCGGTAGTCTTGAATCGCTATGCAATGACG